GATTGTTAACAAATATTTGATTAACGATTTTGAAAAGATTGGAATTTGGTGTGAAGACTTAAAGAATGAAATCATTATGAACGAAGGTTCAGTCCAAGGAATTAACTTCTTAAATTATTTAGACACTGAAGATAAAAGATATAATTTTAAAGTTAAAAGAATTGAAAGATTAATTGAGAAGTACAAAACAATTTGGGAAATTTCTCAAAAGTCATTGATTGAAATGGCTGCAGACAGAGCACCATTCATTGACCAATCACAATCAATGAACATTTATATGGGTAACCCAACTTTGTCAAAAATTTCTTCTTCACATTTTTATGGATGGGAAAAAGGACTAAAGACACTTTGTTATTATGTTAGAACAAAGGCGATTTCAACAGGAGCCAAACACTTGGCAATTGACACTTCAAAAATCAATAAACCAAATCCAACACCTGAACCGCCGAAAGTAGATTATTCACATATGAATTTACCACCAAAACCAAAAGATAGTGAATTTGATTGTTTTGGATGTTCATCTTAAAAATCCGATGTGTTATCCCGAGCTAGGTCGGGATTTTTTTTTAAATATGATATTGATGTATTTATTATAGATGGATAATTTTTTACGAGAAGAAATAGATAAAATAAAAAAAATGATGATTTTAAAAGAATCATCTGATGAGAGTTTAAATCTTTTAAAAAAAACTTTAAATGTTTTATCTAAAAAAAATAAAGTATTGTTGTTAAGTTGTTCAAATAGGTACAATTGGGATAAAAACAATATTGATGTTCCTAAATCAAAAATTTTAGCCGAGTATTTGAAAGAAGAATTAGGTAATAAAGCAGTATTAATTGATGTCCCTGAATTGAAAATTTTTCCTTGTGAAGGTAATGTTTCTAGAAAAGATGGAAATAGTTGTGGTTTATTAAAAGCGTCACTTAAAGACAAAAAAAAGAACCCTTCAGGTAATCATAGATGTTGGGCGAGTATAAACAACAAGACGGATGAACTTTGGAAAATATCAAAAGAATTGTTTGAATCTGATGTGGTATTATTTTTTAGTTCAATCAGATGGGGACAGGCAAATATGTATTATCAAAATTTAATTGAAAGACTGACATGGATAGAAAATATAAACCATTCTTTAGATGAAAAAAATTTAGTAGAAAATATTGAAAGTGGGTTCATATGTGTTGGACAAAATTGGGGAGGAGAAGACGTTGTAGACATTCAAAAAGAAGTACATAAATTCTATGGGTTCAAAATAAATAATAATCTTTATTGGAATTGGCAGTATACCCAAGATAAAAATGATGAAACTTTAAAATCGTATAAAAAAAGTTATAAAACATTTATCAAAGATTTTAATTTGTATGATAAAAAATAATATAGGATTTTTTAAATACGAAAATAATTTAACAAACATGACCGAAATACCATACTACCCAATTACAGATTCAATTTTACAAAAAAGTTCACATTTAAAATATGAATTTGAAAACGGAAAACCAAAAATAATAGATGGTAAATTGGTAGTTTTGATTTAATACATATTTATAAAATATATGCCAAATCCAATTACATACGGTGTTAATTTTCCATTTAAAGAATCTCCATATGGATTTTATTTAGATTTATCAGATAATACTGATGAGGAAATTAGAAGTAACTTAATTCATTTATTGTTAACAAGAAAGGGCTCAAGATATTTTTTACCTGATTTTGGAACACGATTATATGAATACATTTTCAATCCTTTAGATGGTTTATCTTTTGGAGATATAGAATCGGATATAAGAGTTGCTTGTGAAACCTACATGCCAAATTTACTTATAACATCAGTAAAAGTATATGCCGCTTCAGATGAGGAATTTGAAACTGTTGTGTTAAGTAATGGTGCGATTGTAAATAATACTTATAATGCCCCTGGACAATCTACAAGAGATTATACTGCTAAAGTAAGAATTGACTACGAAATAAAAAATAACACTTTTGCAAGTACTGATTTCATCATAATTAATATTTAAATAAAATGGCAAATAAAAAAATATCATATACCGTTAGAGATTTTGAGGCAATAAGAACCGAGCTGATAAATTTTACAAAAACATATTATCCAACAGTCGTTCAAAATTTTAATGACGCTTCAATATTTTCAGTATTCATGGATTTAAATGCCGCGGTAACTGATAACCTACATTATAATATTGATAGAAGTATTCAGGAAACAGTTTTACAATATGCCCAACAAAGGTCATCAATTTATAATATTGCAAAAACTTACGGTTTAAAAATTCCAAATGTTAGACCTTCAGTTGCTTTAGTCGACATAAGTATAACTGTACCTGTTTTAGGAGACCAAGAAGATTTGAGATACTGCGGATTTTTAAGAAGAGGGGCTCAATTTATAGGAGGAGGACAAGTTTTTGAAACTGTTGATGATGTTGATTTTTCATCACCTTTTAATTCGTCAGGATTTCCAAATAGATTAAAAATTCCAAATTTTGATAATAATAATAATCTTATAAACTATACAATCACTAAAAGAGAAACAGTAGTTAATGGAACAACAAAAGTTTTTAGAAGAACCATAAATTCCCAAGATGCGGTTCCATTTTTGGAAGTATTTTTACCAGAACAAAATGTCCTATCAATTACAAGTGTTATTTTAAAAGATGGTACAAATTATAATGGTACACCATCCTATGAAGATTTTTTAAGTCCTGCAAATCGCTGGTATGAAGTTCCATCATTGGCGGAACAAAGAGTTTTTTTGGAAGACCCAACTAAATTATCTGATAGACCTGGAGTTAAAGTTGGAAAATATATAACAACTAATACTCGTTTTGTTTCTGAATACACACCTTTAGGTTTCTGTAAATTAACTTTTGGAGGAGGTAATAATTCATCAGATGATTTATTAAGAGATTTTGCAAAATTTGGAACACCATTAGATTTATCAAGGTATCAAAATAATTTTGGATTAGGCTCAACTCTTAAATCAAACTCAACACTTTTTATTCAATATAGAATAGGCGGTGGGTCTGGAAGTAATTTAGGGGTTAATGTGATAAACCAAGTTGGTACTGTAACATTTTTTGTCAATGGACCTAGTCAAATTATTAATTCTAATGTAATACAATCATTATCAGTAAATAATATAACCGCAGCAATTGGAGGTTCTGACGCTCCAAGTATTGAAGAAGTTAGGAATTACGTGTCATTTAACTTTGCCGCTCAACAAAGGGCTGTTACTATTAATGATTACCAATCTTTGATTAATACAATGCCATCTAAATTTGGGGCACCTGGTAAAGTTGCAATTGTTGAAGAAGAAAATAAAATAAAAATAAAAATTTTATCATACGACAGTAATGGAGCGTTAACAAGTCAAATTTCAAATACGATTCAACAAAACATTGCTAACTATCTTTCTAATTATAGGATGATTAATGATTATATTTCCGTTGAGTCCGCCCAAGTTGTTGATTTGGCTTTTCAAGTCAGCGCAGTTTTAGATTCCACACAAAACCAAGGCAATACAATCTCGTCAATTGTTGAAATTATTTCAACTTATATGAGTCCTTTGAACATTGAAATGGGTGAAAATATTTATTTGTCCGAAATTAAAAGACAAATACAAAGTTTAAACGGTGTCATAAGTATTACAGATTTAGTCGTATTTAATAAAGTTGGTGGAGAGTACTCATCAAATCAAACATCAATGAGTTATAGTGACAATACAACTAAACAAATTGCAACTGTTGATGACACAATATTTGCCGAACCTAGTCAAATTTACCAAGTAAGGTATCCAAATAAAGATATCACAGTTCAAGTCAAAAATTTCCAAACAGTTAATTTTTCGTAGTTTATTTATTTTTTTAAAATAGTTGATAAACTATTTATTAAAAAAATGTCATGAATTCATCATACAGAGTAAGAACGCAAATAGGTGTTGATAAAGCCGTCTCAATAGATTTACAACAAGATTTTGAAACTTTAGAAATCTTATCTATGAAAATCTACCAAAGAGAAATATACACAAGAGTATGTTCTGATTATGGTGTTGTTTGTGGTAGAGTTTATGCTAATAATGGGTTTGGTATCCCAAATGTAAAAATTTCTTTATTTATACCATTATCAGAATTGGATGCTGAAAATCCTGAAATTACAAACATTTACCCTTATACAAGTGTTGGTGATTTTGATGTTAATGGATATAGATATAATTTATTACCAAAAGAACAATCTCATTCGGGACATGTACCAACTGGAACTTTTCCAACAAGGCTAGAAGTTTTAACAGATAAAACTTATTCGGAAATTTATGACAAGTATTATAAATTTACAGTAAAAACAAATGACTCTGGTGATTATATGATTTTTGGGGCGCCAATTGGGTCATATACAATATTTTTAGATTTAGATTTAAGTGATATTGGACAATTTTCTTTAACACCTCAAGATTTAATTAGGTTAGGTTTAGCAACAGAATCACAAGTTGCCGGAACTAATTTTATTTCATCTTCAAATTTGAATAGTCTACCTCAAATTATAAGTTTAACAAAACAAGTCGAAATACTTCCTTTTTGGGGTAACCAAGAAATTTGCCAACCATCAATTACAAGAACAGATTTTGATTTAACCGCCGAAGCAAACATTGATTTGACTCCAACTGCAGTTTTTATGGGGTCAATAATGAGTACTGAAGATGAAATTAAAGTTGGTTCTGATTGTAAAATTAATAAAAAAATTGGTGAATTTTGTAACTTAATTACTGGACCCGGACAAATATTAGCAATAAGACATACTATAAATTATGACACAGATGCAAATTCTGAAACTTTTGGGTTTCCACAATTAGAACAATATAGTTTACCAAATGACGGACATTTAATTGATGAAAATGGTGTGTGGATGTTTGAGTTACCGATGAATTTAGATTATGTGTATACTAATGAATTTGGAGAACAAGTTATATCTACAGACCCGACAGTAGGTGTACCCACAAAGGCAAAATATAGATTTAAAATTAAATGGAACCAATCCCCTTCATTATCTGAAGAAACAAGACGTGGTTATTTTTTAGTTCCAAATGTTAAAGAATGGGGGTGGGATGCTCCATCAGACAATTATGATTTAGATGGTAATCCGGCATTATTTAGTCAACAATCAATTAATCCACAATACATAATGTATCAAAAATCCTATGCGTTTAGTTTAGACTGGAATGATTATGGAGATTTGAACACAAATGAAGGTCAACAAATGATACAAGAGGCTATTAATTGTGAAGATAGGTTTTATGAGTTTGAATTTAAAAAAATATATACAGTTTCACAATTAATTGATAAATATAAAAATGGTAATGGTCAAAAATACATAGGAATTAAAAATGTTGTAAATCCAAAATGTAGTTCTGAAAATAACAAATACCCAATAAATGACGGACATAGAGGTAATAGTTTTTTTTATCTTACGTTTAGATATTTTTTATCTGTAACAAAACTATTAATTTT